AGCTCTTACTATGCGTTCTGCATTTTCTGAAAGTTCAGATACAGTAGAGAATGAATCAATGTTTACTCGAAATTTAAAGCGTTCGGGATTACCCCAATATGAGTCTGAGGCATACTCCATCATTTCAATTAGTTTTGCTAATTGATCGTTATAATAGGTGAACAAAACACAATCATAAGTTATAGTTAAATAATCAGGTACTACAGTAGCATAATATGTTTTTTCAGGTATTGTGTTATTTACTAGATTAAATCTACTATATTCATTTTGTTTATTATAACGTTGACTAATAACTGCTATATTATAAGGATTATTAGCATCTAATTTGTTTGTAATACTTCTATTTTTATCAATAGTGTTTCTTTTCATCATCATAAGAGGAGCCATTATACGACCTTGAAGATCTCTATAATAACCATCTCTTTGAAATGACTTCCATTTTTCAGGTGAACCATATATTACAGGTACAGATAATCTTTCCCCATTTTGTATCACAAACGGTTGAATAACATCTTGTATGTAATACATTACTGCACCATCAATATCTTGAATACCAATAGAAAGAGGTTTAACAGTATCTCCTTTAAATGATACTTGTTCTGCTCTAGTGTTTATGTCTATACTATTAGGATTACCAGTAGGAGAAAACCCAGGAGCACCAACAGGAGGAACATACGGTTCTTGTTGGGAAATACTTAATTCCCTTTGTGTTTTGGGTATTGGTTTTCTTTTATTTATCATAATCTTTGTTTGATTATATTGTATTTGTCTGCTGGTGTGTAGTGAGCTGTACAGATAATACTTACATTATAGCCAAAATTTTCTAATCCTGGGTTTAATGGGTTTTCAGTGTATGGGAAATCAGGGTTTTTACCTGCAAAGTATTGGGTTTCATTGGTGTTGTCAACTTCAAAATAACTTTCCTGATATAGGATTATGTCTCCTACTTCAGGGTGAACATCAGCAGCTACTAAATCGTCCTTTAAAAATGCTACTGTTATACCCCAATCAAAGTCAACACCCATTTCGTTTACAGGTGAAGTATTATCATTGACTGTGATAAGAGAATTAAATAAAAATGGGCCTTGCAAAAATTTACCTTCAGAAGCTTCACCATACATGTTTATAGTAGTTTGTTCTAAAGAAAATTTATATAAAGCACATTGTTGAGTAATAACATTTCCTAGCAACTCTCTGTTGACATACCTAAATAAACTTACGTCTCTTGATCCTCCAAATAGTGCCATATTATCCTATGTATATTACCATTGGTACATTATTGATTTCCTGTTTTCTAAATTCACTTTCATCTTTTCTTCTTTCAAGTAAAGACTTTTTAGATGTTTCATCCAAATATAATCTTAATCTTTCAAGTAAAGCCTGCTTTTCAGCTGTAGCGGCTGTTAATAAATCAGCTTGGTTTAAGGTTATTTCTCGCCCAGGTATAGGAATTGTTCCGTATTTTCCTCGAACATATCCAAGCATTTCTTTACAAAGAGCTAATGTATAATCAAACACCCATGATTTACCTACAGCATTTATTTCAGAATAAATAGGGTTACCATATGGTGTATTGGATACATTTGTAACCTTATCTCCTCCAGTTTGAGTTATACTATTAGTATATCTATCGTCTAATTTAATATACTCAAACCATAAAAATCCTTGTCTAACATCATTTTCAGTTGGTATAGGGAATATTTTTATATGGTTATTTACAATTTCAAATGTATAATTTGATAAACGGATTGTATTACTTAATTCTAAACCTTGAATTACCCCAGCATCATATGCTACGGGCATCATTAAATATCCTCCTCCATATCCTCCACCATACATTCCACCATAAATTCCAGCAGCAGGTAAACCTCCTAAACCAGCAAATCCTCCAAATGGAGCATACATCTGATTTATAGCAGGTAGGTTTTGGTAAAATACAGTTTTGATTTCAATGCCTCCTGATATGCTTTGGCTTATAGCCCACTCAGTTAAATCATATGTTTGTTTGCCAGGAGTTAGGGCTAAAGCTCCGCTGTAATATGTGATATTTCCGCCAGCCCCCGCCTCAGCAGCATACTGCTGTGACATACGGATTATAGTGGCAAAATTGGGCGTTATAATGGCATCATTAACCTCAGTATCGGTAGGAGCTCCTTCTAAAGATAAATAATTATCTCTTATTTGATAAGCATATACTTCATTACCATAAGTAGTAACAGCATCTTCAAAAGCAGCATAAAAATTTAAATCTTGTAATTCAATATCTACTAAAGGATATCCTAATCTACGAGCACAATATGTAGCTACTTTATCAGCATCAGTTTGAAATTGATAATCATAATCATAGAATCCAAAAGGGGTTTGACCCGGAAAAAATGAAGATGAACCAGGATAAATAGGAATATTAGCCATGAATAGAGTTTGTTTATAAATATTAAGAGAAAATAAAAGACCCCTAAATTGGGGTCCTTTAAATTTATATATTTTTAATTTTTAAGCGAATGAAGATGATCTCCAAGCTGTACCATTGTAGATAAACATTAAATTTGTACTTGGGTTAAAATACATAGATCCGGTTTTTGGATTAGTTGGGTTAGATGTATTTGTTGGGAGTACAATGTGAGGTCTAACATTATTAGCATCTAATTCTACTGAAAATCCATCTTTTCTGGTGCCAGAGCCATTACCTGCTCCTACAATAAATAAAGAATCTGTATTGCTTTGAGCATTCCATTGGCCTACTACTGTTTGATTTGCACCTGAGGCTATGGTTTGGTAACCTCCAGCATATGAAGCATCACCTAAGGCTATAGTACTTTCACCTGAAGCATGTGAGCTAGGACCTGAGGCTGTTGTATATAAACCTTCAGCATGGGATCCATTACCTAAAGCTATTGTATCAATACCTTCAGCGTGAGAGTATCCTCCTGAGGTTATTGTTCGGTAACCTTCAACGTGGGAATAAATACCTCTAGCAGTTGTTGAATGTCCTTCAGCATGAGAATAGTTACCTGAAGCATAAGCTGATAATCCTTCAGCGTGAGAATATGTCCCAATAGCATTGGTATACTGTCCTTCAGCGTGAGAACCTATACCTGTAGCATATGTACTATTACCTTCAGCGTGAGAGTATTGGCCTTGGGCTAAAGTTTGTTGACCTTCAGCATGAGAATAATTACCTGAAGCTGATGTCAGATTACCTTCAGCATGTGAAGCATCTCCTAAAGCTATAGTGTTAGCACCTTCAGCATGAGATCTAGTTCCTAATGCTCTAGCGAAACCACCTTCAGCGTGAGAACCAACACCTGAGGCTGTTGTAGATCTTCCTTCAGCATGAGAATAATCTCCAGATGCTAGGGTTGTTTCTCCTTCAGTGTGTGAATACGAACCTGAAGCTATAGTAGCGTAGCCTTCAGCATGAGAACCAGCTCCTGAGGCTAATGTTGCTTGACCTTCAGCATGTGAGTAAGTAGCAGATGCTATGTTATAGCCACCTTCAGCATGAGAAACAGGTCCAGATGCTTGTGTTCCTAGACCTTGAGCTAATGAAAAATCACCTGAAGATGTGTTTAATCGACCAACTGCTAGAGAAGCTGTTCCTAACGCTCTGTTGTTTCTTCCTACACTAAACGATCCTCTTAAGTTACCATTAGTTTCTGTGAAAATCATTCCTTGGGTAGGACCACTTACTCCTGCTTCACCTCCTGCTTTTATAGAAGCTACAACTACAGTTGGTTGTCCTAAAGTGACAGGAGCTACAAAGTTTACAGATCCTGTTGAGACATATATTTCAGCCCACGCTTGGGTTTCTGATCCTAAATTTTTATCACTACCTGAAGGAATTGCGTGGCCTCCAAGTGTTATATTTTGTCCAGTAAATGGATTTATACTATTTACTCTTACTTTACTCATTGTGTTTTTATTTTATTATAAATATATTTTTTGTTTTTGTTATTAAGAAAGTGAAGCAGATCTCCAACTACCACCTAGATACACATATATAAGAAATAAACTACCACTAACCATAGGTAATATTGTTCCTTCAGCAGGAGTATGAGTTGGTGTTCTATTTATAGGAGCTACACTAAATAATCCACCTGAAGTGTTGATGTTTTTAGCGTAAATTGCTTGATTAAAATCAGTATTACTATTAAACTGAATGTTGTTATCTGAGTTAAAAGCTAAAGCTATACTTGTTGTTATGTTTAATCGTGATGAGTTGATATAAGTAGTTCCACTATCATCATATATTTCTGTAAATCCATTATTGTAATATGAAGAAGTAAAAGCATAACTAGCTGTATCTGCATAA